GGCATACGAGATTACTACGCGTCTCGTGGGCTCGGAGATGTGTATAAGAGACAGTACCCCGGGGGTACCTATAAAAAAATATTTTTATTTTCTTTCTGACAACATCATCTTTATCTCTTTATTTATTTTATTTTTAATTCTTTTCCTGATTACTTTATTGCTTGGCTCATAGTCATCATAGTACACACCTTTATACTGTAGCTTGTGCCATTCGTTATGCTTGCCTTTACCCATAATCATTCCATTCTATCCAGCATAATAAAACTATAATAACTAACCACGAACCGAACCATGCAATACCTATCATAGTTTAATAGCAAGCCATACTAATAGCCATAACAATGCGAACACTGGGTTAATAACTAACAGCAACAATAACAATGCTATGCTCGGACTAATGAACAACATAATAATAAATAATATTAATATAATCATTTGTTCCTCTCAATCCAACCTATACACCACTCAATGAATACCATTTACTTCTCCCTTTATATATAGCAGTAGTAGGAATCGAACCCACGTTTACCATTAGACTATGCTGCTAACTATGACTACCTCATCTTGTTATTCCTAACTATCAGTAGCTGGTATCTTATTAGATACTATATTGTTATAGGACATGAAGGAGTCGAACCTACGTTATACTTAAGATATAACCCACTTATCCCTACCCACTAAGCTGTTAGTACCCTTAGGCTTATAAACTCATTTAACTATACCCCATAAGATTTATAGTCACTTAGCTATTCAATTGAAATAGAGCAGTAGGGAATCGAACCCTACACCACGTCAGTACACCTTGTTACTCTTACCAGCTGTTGTCATCCTACTCACAACAATTTAATGCCTAAGTCTTTTGGCAACTAACATAAGTAGTTATAATAAATAGTAGCTACACCCGTAAGGTATCTATCATATACTCTTATGCTTGTATAGTTGTGCCATACGTTGTACACCGCCTATGCACCTACACATGGACTATACACCACTAATCAGGATAGCTGGACTCGAACCAACACTACATGTTCCCAAAACACGCATGCTACCATTAACACTATATCCTGTTATTATATGCCATAATACGCTCAATACCTAGAACTATAACTTATAACATATAATAAATAAAGGAGAACTAGGACAACTGGAATCGAACCAGTACAGATTGCGACTCTACACCATATACCAATTTGGCTATATCCTAAAAATACAAAGGGCTGTTACTTTGCTATGTAGTCATTTAACAAGCGCACGTACGTTGCACCCTATTGCTTGGCTGTTAACTCTATAACATTTAAGTACCGTCAATCAGCACACCTACTTTTTTAATTCTTATATCGTCAAGAGTAACGGATAGTTTTTTATTTTGGCACACACTAACAAACCTATTATTATTTACAATGGACGTGACCTCTAGTGCTATTAAGTCCTTGTTTGTTGTAAAGACTCCATTATAAAGCTTTTTTATTTCTTATTACTGGTCAAGAGTAACCCCTCGCTATGCTAGATAGCCACTAACCTAATTCAAAACGTTTAATACTCCAGCTAATACTAATAAGATAGATGTAAATACACTTAGTATAATAGCTAGATAATCATGTCGATAATACCACTCTTTAAAGTTGGTAACTGAACCTACACCATATAAAATGCCTAGAATAACCAAGGCAATGTTAATTACAATCATTTATTATCCTGACTTTCTACATAGAGTAAAATACAAAAGGCGTCTGCTTGGTCATCGTTGATATCATTATCAGGTACTATGTTATAGCTCTTGAGTATCTCAATGCTTTGTACTTTTCGCAATGCACTCTTGCCTTTAATTAGATGATAACCGCACCATTTGGAATTAGGTATATCAACATAGCCAATATTATGACGGTTACGCATTACCCCTAAGAATGAACCGTTAGCTCTAATCAATGATATGTTACCTTTAGACTTGAACGTGATAATCGGCTCTTCAATATAAATAAAATAGTCAAATAAGTTGTAATGCTCAATGATTTCTGTTATACCGTCAGCAATTAGTTTTGCACGTTCCAAAGGGTCTTTGCTTTTCCCACCTGCAATTGAACCGACTACATACTCATTTGTCAAAGGGTTACGAAACGCATAACCAGTATTAGAAGTGCTAAAGTCAATCGCTAAGGCTTTGCTCATAAATCAGAACTCAATTCAATATAAAGTTCTTTAGTAATTTCTCCAATATCAAACAAGTGCTTAACATAGCGTTCGTATTCAATCGGAGTTAATACTTCTTTTTGTGCTAAAATATGTTCTTTATTCATTTCTTTATTCTCCCTTAAAAATTAAAGCTGTATCAAGATTAATCAAACCACATTCAACAGCATTAAGTAAGAACTCGTTAAAGTCAACTTTTGACAATGTTTCTTGCTTAAATAATAGCTGTTCTTCTGTCATTTGCTTTCCTCTCTTAACTTCTGTATCTATTATAACAAATGCACTTTTTCAGTTTTGTTTATCCTCTGTTATGTAAAGTTATACTTGATTTTATAGAAGTTTTATGTTATAATCTTTATAGGAGGTAACAATGGCTAGAGATAAATATCTAATGTACTTACGACAGCAAGAGTATAAGAAGCGTATTAAAATTAAAGTAGATAATACAAGAGTTAGAATGAACATAGAATACATGAATCAGCCAGAAGTAGACAAAGAAACATTAGAACTATGGAATAGCCAACCACCGATACATTTTGATTTAGGGGAAAATAAATAAATGATATAAAAAAATAATTGCCACCTTAGTGGCTTTTTGTTTCACGCTTGACCGAAATTTAACTAAAAGTGGCAGAAAGTAAGTGCATTAGTTGTCCTGTTTGTAAAGTATGGTATCAGTAAGCACAATAAGCTACTGTTTGTAAGATTTCTAAAGGAATTCTGGCGTGTTTGATAAACATTTTATCTTGTACTACCAACTTTACATAACATAGGATAACGCAAAGTGTAAAATGCAATATGTTAAAATATAAGTATCTAATAATTGACAAGTGAAAATGTCTATGTTATTATTATCTATGTAATTGAATATATAACCCATAGGCGGTTGAGGTACGAAAGTATAGCGATGTGATAAACATCAAAACGAGCTGAGTAAGCTATGAAGTCGAGAATACCTGATTACATAAACCCCATGTAACTCTATAAGAGATAAGTATTTAAGTTTAAGGTGTCTTAGTTTCATACTATTTGAAAGCCGTTGTTTAACTTACTTACTGAAATTGCAGCGTTTGCTGACAGGTTGTGCTGATTAGTTTATGCCAATTCACAGCACGTAAAATTAAATGAGCGGAGTAATTACACTAAATTAGAGCTTACGACAAATAACAAATTAACTTTCAAGCAAGAATCTCTAGTAATTACTTGACGGGGGAAAAACTTAATGTTTGACAAATACAAAAAGAAGTGATAAGATATAAATATAATAAAGGAGAAACAAAAAATGAAACATAAATGTGCTAAGTGTCAGCAAATGAGAAAAGCAAGTGGTTTAAGTTATTTAAAGTGCTGTGAATGCAAACAGAAAGCTAGAGATGAAAGAAAGAAAAACAAAAAGAATAAAACTAAAAAAATTGTTTATAAAAGCGAAATGGCTAAAACTAATGATGAACTAAGAAAAATATCTAAACGATTAAATCAAGATAGTATAAATAAATTCATAAAAGAAAGAAATGGAATTAAGGCTTGACAAATATAAAATAATTTGATACTCTTATATAAGAAAAGGAGAATAGATGAAAATTATAACTATATTACAGATTATTTTTGATGTAATTCTAATATCTTTATTTGGATATTCAGGTTTTACTGGTGAAATCATTGATTTATTTGTTGCTTTATTATGGTGTCTTTGTTTATGGCTACATATTTATGAACTTAATAGGTTTAAGGCTTGACTTTTCAAGTCTTTTTTGTTATTATATACTAAAGGAGAAAAAAATGACTAACATATTTGATAAAGTACAGACAGCCAAGCACTTAAAAGAGCGTGAAGACTTAATAAATTTAAAAGATGACTGGCTTATTGATACTTTAATGCCAAGTTCACAAGCTGGAATACTTGTAGCACCGTTTAAGTCGTTTAAAAGCTCTCTAGCAATGCACATGGCTTTAATGGTGTCGCAAGGGTTACCTTTTTTTGGTTATGACACAAAGCGTAGTAAGACACTATACATCGACAATGAGGACACGGACAGAGAACTAAACAAAAGGCTTAGAAATAAAGACACTGCACCAGAAGACTTACATTTTTTGACAGGTGGAGAGTTTATGCTTGATGATTCCAATCACATGAATTTGTTATATGAGTATATCAAAGAAAATGACATCAAATTCGTTATATTGGATAACCTAATGACCATGCTAAGAAATGGCGATATTATTTATGGTAAAGACTTTGAACCAATGCTTAGAAGAATTACACGGCTTAAATTACTTTTCCAAGACGTCACTTTCTTGTTAGTAGCTCATGCAAACAAATCAGCTTATGCAAACTCAATGGACGATAAAGCCTATATGGTAAAGCCTAGTGACGCCTTAGGTGGTTCTACTCTTACAGCTTGGGCAGAGTTTATGTTAATGCTAAGCCCTAAACGTGGCAAGCATAACGATTTCTCTAAGTTATCAGTCAAAGCGCGTGGATATCAGTTTGACGATGATTTAAACTTTTCATACGTTGATTCGGTATTTACTTGCGTTAATAAATCGAAAAAAGAACCTGATAGCGAACTAATTGAAGAAGTCAAACAGGAAACTCCAATCGAAACGACGAAAGAATCGGCACAGGCTTTCTTAGACTTAGCTAAAGAGCAAGGAAAGGTAATAGAAAATGATTAATTACGAAAACAAGGCAATTAACTTACATGTAGAAGTTTATGGCTGGATGTATCGTGCATTAGAAGAAATGATAAAAGCAGAATGGAATAATGACGAACTTTTCAAAGTATGGCTTAATCGTGCTGAATTTCTAGTCAGACAGTCAAAAAAGTTGCATACAGCTTGCGAAAATGATTATTCTAAGCGTGCATTAGTTAGAGCTTTGCAATTAAAAGCAGAAATAAATAAAAAAATAACATCTAATGCTTGACAAAGTGAAAGTAATTCGATATAATAGTATATATAGAAATAAAGGAGAACTAACAAATGGTAGTTAAATTAACGCAAGAACAAGCTGAATTTCTTGGAACTTTTGGAGATAAAGCTAAAGCATTTCATTATATTTCTCGTTGGGGTTTCAGTTATAATCTTAAAGATGGTAATGAAAAACTTTACGGAACTATTTTCGGACCTGACGAAGAAATACCGTTTACTCTTGATGAGAAAGAAAAAATGTTAAATGCCATTATTAATGGTTATGAAGTCATTGTGCCTAAATTTAAGTTTCATAATTTTTCTGATGTTAGCGGCTTGAACCGTTTATATTATAATGGCGTGCAAGCACAATTAACAAATAGTGTTGAACGAGCGAAAGAAGTAGAAAAAAACAGTAAGGAATATGTGGCACTTGAAAACTTAGGATTCTATAAAGAAGAAGTATGATAACATCTTTTGAATCTCTAGCTGAAAGGCGATTGATAACTCTTAATTATCACAAAAAGGACAGTCAGCAGTACATCAATAGCTTGAATTATTTTGAATATGCTAGAATATACTTCGAGAAAAATGGCTTTCCAGAAGATAACAGACGAGTTTATCAAAGTGGCAAACGAAAAGGTCAAAAGGTTGGCTGGTCTGACAAAGAGGAAAAACAGCAAAAAGACGATATTAGAAAGTTCATTTATGAAAAGCAACTACAAAAGTTTAAGGGCCAGAGAAAAAGCAAGTAAACATTATGCCAGAGGCGTCAGAAAGCTGTCTAAAGAGCTCGAAGAGATGAACGAAGTAAAGTATAGGGCAGAACCTAACGAGTGCTTATATGGCTTGATAAATGACTTGTGGAACTACTGGGACGACGGATATATTTTACCAATGCTTAAGTATAATATTGAAATTACAAGACAAGGCGATGTATTCATCATAGAAAGAGTAGAAAATGGAAACAATTAATATTAAATTTGATGAAAAACAGCTTGAGGAAGTTGTGAAAAAAGTTACTGAAGAACTTAAAAACCAAGGTTGGAAAGAAGAGGTTGTCTATAAATGAGCGTATTTGAGACCCTAAGTATTATCAATGTAAATGACAAGAAAAGTAAAAAGAATAATCTTGATTATCTAAGTTGGGCATTTGCATGGTCTGAAGTTAAAAAAGTATATCCTGAAGCTAACAGCAAAGTTTATGAAAATGAACAAGGGTTAAATTATCACACAGACGGTCACACAGCTTGGGTTAAAGTTGGAATGACTATTGAGGGTTTAGAGCACATTGAGTATCTACCTGTGATGGACTATCGAAACCAGTCAATTCCGCTTGAAAAAATTACTTCAATGGACGTAAATAAAGCCATTCAACGTGGACTAGTTAAGGCAATCGCTCGTCATGGTTTAGGATTATATATCTACGCAAATGAAGACCTCCCCGACTTGACAGAAGAACAGAAACTGTTGGAAGCAGAAAAGCAACGACTTCGTGAGATTCAACCAGCGCTAAACCGAGCTGAAGAACTAGGATATCCTAATATGGAACTACTTAAAACAAAGACAAAAAAAGAAATCTTTGATATTATGACAATTTGGAAAGCAACAGAGGGAAAATAAAAAATGGCAATCATCACAGTTACAGCACGAGTAAACGAAAAAAATACACGTACAGTAAACACAGCAAAAGGCGATAAGAAAATTATTTCAGTTCCTTTGTTTGAAAAAGAAAAGGGGTCTAATGTAAAAGTTGCATATGGTTCGGCTTTCTTGCCTGACTTCATTCAATTAGGCGACACCGTAACGGTCAGCGGTCGTGTACAAGCTAAGGAATCAGGCGAATATGTAAATTATAACTTTGTTTTTCCTACGGTTGAAAAAGTATTTATCTATAATGATAATAATAGTCAATCACAAGCTAAACAAGATTTATTTGGGAACTCTGAATTGATTGAAGTTAACACGGAAGATTTACCTTTCTAGAAAGTCGGTTACATGTACACAGCAGAAGAGAGAGAGCAAATTATCGACATCGTGGATAAAATGAGCTTACTGAAGCAAGACTTTGACGGAGCTTTCACTTGGATCAAGGAAAATGTAGCAATGCCATTTGACTTTGACGGGGAACAGCAATTTATATCAGACTTGAAACAGCTAGTTAAAATTAATGCTTTGAAGTTTGGTAAAATATATGAAGGAGTATTAAATTGACAACATTAAGAGAACTACACAAAAAACTTAAAATCAAACAAACGCTTGACAACTACGTACGAAATACAAATAAAAAATACAAGCATAATCTTGTAGCTGATGAAATTCTTGGCGAGGGAATGGCTAAACTGATCGAGCTTAATACACAAGGCAAACTTGGACGACATGCACAGCAAATTGCTTATATCAATCATAACTTGAGCTTACAGCGACAAAAGGAGCAACTTGAACAAGCTAACGAACGACTTGCTGAACGTGCAGAGAAAGCCCAAAAATTGCTTGACACGGAACTTCTGAAAGATAGCTATATCGAAACGCTTGAAATGTTTAGTAAATTCAATTCTGTTAAACGTAGCTTATTTGGAGAACTTGAAACTCCTGACAAAGTGATTGAGTTCATGGAAAAGAATGGAGTGAAACAAGGTAAATGGCTACGTCCTGAAGGAGTTGACGCTTGGTTCAAAGAACGAATCATCTGGTTCAAGAATAAATTGAAAGAAAAATAATTAATAATAAAGGCTTTAGGCTTGACAGCTTAGAGTTTTTTTATTATACTTAATACATCGAGTTAAGGAAAGAGGAAAAAATAATGAAATTTTATAATAAATGTGAATGTTGCGGAAAACAAATAGAAGTATTTCCAGAAGAATATGACTGCTTGGAAGACTTAGACGAGCCTATGGTTTGTTAAGAAGAATGCAATGAAGAAATGGAAGGTAAAAAATGGCTCACGCAACTTTTAGAGAAAGACCGCCAAGAACGAATGCACCAATGCAGCCGAGAAATAGAGAGGGAAAAATGGAGTTAGTTGAATGTCAAACCTGCGGTAGTCATAGCTTTACTAATGGCAAATGTGATTATTGCGGTAATCAATATGAAGTTAAACAACGTTTTGTGAAAGAGTTAAAAATAGCCCCTTTGTCTGATTATATGAAAAGCTTAACAAACGAAGAAGCAGCAGACATTTATAACAACTTAAAAGATGGTTTAACACCTAATCAAATAAGAACAGCAACATGTAAAGAAGATATAACTAAGCAGCAAGAAATAACTTTTGAACATGGAAATAAAAGAGGAGACAAAGTATTGACTGTTATGCTTTACTTATTATTATCTATCGTTTGGTTTGCAGTAACTATATTTATTCCGCCGCTATTTATAATAACAATTATTTTATTAGTGGTCTATGGCGCTTTTCGCTTGACAATTAAAAAGAAATAGCTTATAATAAGGTATAGAATAAAGGAGAGATACAAAATGACAAATAAAAAGGTAATTTATGCCTTATTTGATGACGGAAATCAATCAGTAAAAAAAGCATTAGAGCCAATTGGATATGAAGTTTATAGTTTTGGAATACAAAAAAAAGATACAGTGATAAATTGTGACTTAACTAACTTAGATGATTTTATGGAAAAAACAAAATATTTGCCTAAACCTGATTTAATTTTTGCTAACCCACCATGTGAAACTTTTAGTATAGCTACAGCAAGTGGTTATGATAGTGGAAAAAAAGGTAACATTTATTATTATAATGACGGAACACCAGTAACTAATTTTGAGGACTGGAAAACTTCGACTTATAACAATGTGAAAACAATGAAGAGAAACAAAAAAGAATACTTTGATAATTTGGTTATTAAGCGTGAAATTTCTGAAAAGTTGCATATAAATACTGATAAAATCATCGAAAAGTTTGGAGTTCCAGGAGTTATAGAAAATCCAAAAACAAGCTACTGCTGGAAATTATTTTATAAAAACTACGTTAAAAATGAAGCCCACTATGCAGCTTATGATGAAAGATATACTAAAAAACCAACTTTCTTTGCGACAACTGAAGAACTAGAATTAAAAAAAGTTTCAAAAGGTTGGAAACAAGTTAAATCTTGGTCTGATTCTACTGGAAATTATAACTTGCGTTCAAGTGTACCAAAAGAATTGATTATACAGATTGTAGAAGAAGTGTTAAAATGAAAAGAAAATACTTTAACGATAAAAGATATTGTCATTGCTTCGATATACCAACGAGTAATGGCTTAGGAGTTTGTAAAGGTTGCAGAGGATATACAAATATCTGTTATAGCTGCGGTCGCTGCTTGCGTTGCTGGTATACATCACAGGTTGAACTATTTACTGAATATAACGAGTCTGAATTACTAGCACTTACAGAAAAGTGGAATAGATTATATCAAATTAGAAAGACTAATAATCGAAGTTAATATTTGACAAAGTAAAAGTAATTTGATAGAATAGTGTTATAGAAAGAGGTATAAAGATGACAGCCGAAGAAATAGTACAAAACTACCAAGTGAAATTGCTAAAGATTATATTCAAAGAAATTGATAGCCTGATGAAAAAAAAAGAAAATGCGGATATTAACGCACATAAACTTGCTGAAAATGGTAATACAGTTAGAACATCAGCATATTGGAAATCAGTAGGAAATGCAGAGTTTTATATTAAAGAAATGTACGAAAAGTTGAGTGCTTTAGCAGAAATTGATAGGCTTTTCCATTGGTCAAGTCGTTTACATCAAGAGCAATTACAATTTGTTAGTAAATACCCAAAAGTTATGGAAAAATATAGACAATCAAATTAAGGAGAAAATTAAATGAAATTAGATTTAGAAACAGCAAAAACTTTAACAATTATTGTAGGTGTCAGCTTTGCATTTATAGTTATTGCTTGGTTGGCTATGATTGCAATGTTACTTATTACATGGCTTGGAGGAATCATCTAATGAACTTAAAAGAGAATCAACATTATCAAAATCAATACGGACAACAGTTAAAAGATTTTATTATTGCAAATGACCCAGAATTTTGGAAAATTGTTTCTAATTGGTCAGCTATTAAATATTATATTAGAGCTGGTAAAAAAGACGGAGAAAGCGAAGAGAAAGACTTAGGTAAGTGTAAAGATTATGTTAAAGAATATGTAGCTTTAGAGGAAAGTGTTAGCATAAATAAAGCTATGGAAGAACTAGAACGAATCAAAGCTGAATTTGAAGCATGGAAAGGCGAATAAAATGACAGAAAAAATTATTATCTCTAAAGAGTTGAACAAATGGCTAGAAGAACATCAAACATTAGATACTGATGATACAATATATAGTAAACGTTTTGGTAGAGAAATTTTCGACAAATTGTATGAAGAAGTAGAAGTTAGCGATACAAAGAAGTATGAAAATATTTTAGAAGTATTTGGCTTAAGTGGATATACTAAAGAAGCTCACTTATGGTTATTATTGAACCGTGATAAATGGGAAGTAGAACAAGATGAACTATTTTATATCTGTATTCCAGAACCTCAAGACAGAAATGGTTATTTAGCAAAAGATATTGGACTTGAATTTTTTCTTAAAGTACCTAACCAAAAACGTTATAAATGGACACAAGATGAAATTGATAAACATGAAGTGGCTCGGAATTTACAACACTTTAAAAAGAAAGTAGAAAAATAAAGTTAGAAATAAGAGTTAATGTTTGACAGCATTGGCTTTTTTTGATATTATAGTCTTATAGAAATAAAGGAGAACAAAATAATGAAAGAAATATACGAACTTAATCAAATGGAAATTGAACGTCAAAACGATTTAATTAAAAAATATGAATACGAAAAAGAAAAGTTAATGAATAGAGTGTCAAGGCTCAACTCAATTATTGACCGTAAAAAAAATATCGTAAATAAAAAAGAAATTGAAAATAAATTTATGATTAAACATGACTTAGTATAAAGGAGATACAAATGGAAAAATACAACGTTAAATTGATGAACAATAAAAAAAGGATATTTAAACTCTTTTAAAAACGAGCTAGGGGAAAAGTTCCTATTTCTAGGCTTCAAAGAAGAAAGAAATAACTTCAAATCAGAGTTCACAAAAGAAGAAATTAAAGCGATTGATGAAAGATATTTGCATTTTATTGAAGAGGTTTAAAGTTTATATTTGACAAACATAAAGTAATTTGATAATATTGTCTTATAGAAATGAGGTTAAAACATGGCAATGCGAAAGGATCGGGAAATAGTAGCTTATAACCCTATTACAGAAGAAGAGCTACACTTTAGCTGTAAAGATCAATGTGCTAAGTATTTCGGACTTAAAGCTAGTACAGTCGTCAAGTGGTTCGATATCGGTAGACCTATAATTGAACTGCTAAGAGAGCAAGATAATAAGCAGGTAGCAATTGAAAAGCAAGACAAGCTAAAAGGTTTTGAATTATTTACGATAAAGGAGTGGAATGGTTTCAAATAGACAAAGATTAATACATGTAAGCACACACCAATTAAGAGTATTTTTTAATAAGCACGCAACTCATAAAGGATTTAATCCAAGATTAGAATATAATGCAAGGAGAAAAGCTGGAATTAAAGACAGTTATTATTACTGCTGGGATTGTGCTGAAAGGATAAAAAAAGAAAATAAAATAGAAAGTTTTTGTAAATAATATGTGTAAAAAGCGAAAATACACAAAAATGGGTGCTTTATATTCAATAGCAAACGCACAGCATACTAAAAAGAGTAAGAAAAATAAATATGATAAGATACCAGTTAGAGCTTATTACTGCAAATGGTGCGCTTGTTATCATTTATCAAGTCAGCAAAGATTAAACATCAAGACAGGAGTAATTGGATAATGAAAGATGAATTTACATACTACACAGTATCTTGGATATGGGAAAAAGAAATTAAATCACGTAAGTTTTATAGCAAATATGAAGCAAAAAAGTGGTTTGATACAGTAGAGAGTTCATATCCAACACTTAAAAAACATACTGAAATCATAGAGGTTATAGTGGAATGACAAATCAAGAATTATATGAAAGAATCACTAACGTACTAAAAGAGCAAGGTATCGGAATAAGTCAGTTTGAATCAAAAGTCAAAGCTGAAACAGGTAAATACCCTAACTTAAAAATGACTAAATCACGTTTGAGTTTACCGAATACCGTAGCATTCCCTTATCTTACTATGTTCTTCAATGATGATGAAATGCACGAGCTTACACTTAAAAAGATTGATAGCGCAGGAAACAACGGAGAAGCGTTTGACTTATTAGATGAGATATTATCTAGCTTAGAGCCAAGCAAAGAGTATCTGTATAAGCAACGATTAAAGCGTAGAATGCAAAGAGAGGTAAAACAAATGAAATTCGGCTTATTTGTAAAACTGTTAGACTTTATGCCAGATAGAACATATCTATATTCAAGAGGAGAACTAATCGGAGACTATGATTCTAATTGGTTTTATAGTAGTGATAGAGAAGTCGAAAATATGGAAGTTAAAATAATTAAAATTGATAGAGGTACAGCAAAAGTTAAATTAGAGGTAATTAAATGATTTTACACAAGTACACGCGTAAGATTAATAGTTCAAAATATCCACGGTCAACAGCTAGAAAGATTGCTAACGACTTGAACAAAAAAGACCCTTTTAATAATTATCTAGTCAGCTTTGAGTTAGGATCTAAACGGTATATTATTGAAAAATTTGAAATTAGAGGAATGAATAGATGAAGCGTTACTATATAGAAGAAGAAGACGGCAAAGAAATTAAGCGAAAACTAACAACTTTTGCTAATGATGATTTAACACAGCTTTCAGATGATGAACTAGAAACATTATATTATGAATCATCGGCTCAATTTTTAGCTAAAGCAATGCACTTTATGAAGATTGAGAATGAACTGTTTTCAAGAAAGAATGTAACTGTAAGTGATGAAATTCTAATAAATACTGGCAATAATATTATTGAAGCCATTAAGCAGGTAAGCAATTGAAACACAGAAAGTAGGATAGCATGAACTATGAAATTTGGTATAACGCAATAGACGGAGATTATTATAAAACAAGCGACACGCTAGAAGAAGCAAATAATGATTTTGCGTTTGTATTAACAATGTATAGGCTTGTTCCTTTATTTGAAATGCGTTTAATTGAAATTAATACACAGGGCGATTATAAAGTTATTAAGTCATTTAAAAATATGAAAGCAAATAATAAAGACATAGTTATGGCGAAAGCATATTATAATTCACGTACACGTAAAGGAGAATAATTATCTTTATTTTAACAGATGACACAATTAGAAGTATTGTACTAATTCAGCAAGCTCATAAAAGGGCAAATAACAACTTTAATGATGTTGTGGCACAATTATATCAACAAGAGTTTAAAACGCAAGAGAAAGCGAAATATGAGCATATAAAGCAAGCTAAGGAGAAAGCAATTGAAGAACAACGAATTAGTGAAGAAAATAAACGAAGAATTGAAGCTGAAAAACAAGCCGAATCTGACAGAATCTCAAGAGAACATGATAAGACAACTGAACAACCTAACACCGAAAGGGCGCAAGAAGTTAGCGGAGAAAATGAAAATGAGGGAGGTGTACCAAACACAGCAACTAGTGGTACTATTGGAAGCGATTGGTCGAAAGTTAGTCCAGAAATAGCAGCGAATTATATGGAAAGTAAGACAGGAGTAAGTGCTAGTAAATGGCTTGATGTGATTTATAAGGAATCAAGTGGAAACCCTTATGTTGAAAACCCTATTGGGTGCTGGGGACTATTACAGATAATGCAAAGCGTGCATGGGCAAGTATCTAATTTAAGCCCACAAGATTATTTAGACAAAGCTGTAAGTATCTATAAAGGTTCAGGTGGTACAGCTTGGGCGACTTGGTAAAAAATAAAAACAAAATAAATTAATTAAAAATAGAAAGTAGGTATATCCTCTTTAAAATATGCTCAATTACAAAAGAAAAACAGCTATAAAGCTGTCTTTTTTTATATTAACGGAATTTTTTAAGTGCTTCGTTAGATTTTCCGAGCGATGTACGATTTGCTTTGCCGAAGTCCACGACCATTTCTTTCATAACGTTATCAGCTAGAATTGCTTTTCGTTCGTCATTAGTGATTTTACTTTCTTTGCCTGTAGCTACGTTAAGAATATAAAGTTGTTTATTAGAACCATCTGAATAAATTGCAAACATTTTGTATTTTCTCTTTTCTATATTTGTCTTTTGCCCTGTAAGGCGTTTATTTAGTTCTGCGATAAAGTATGAACGACAGCTTTCTACTGTTCCTCCATGTACCTCTACAGAACGTCTAGGGCATGAAGTAGCTGATAGTTCTTGATGTAACTTCACAGTATCGTGATTAGGAGTTAAACCCCATTGTTTCATATACTTAGCTACGTCATCTAGTACCACTTGTTCATTCCTCAAGAACTGATTTAAGTCGCCCTCTGATTGGCATACTTCCCAACTAGCATAATTTGCATTACCGTATGAGTTAGCACAATGCCATGCCATATTAGAGAAGTCAGAGGCCTGTAAACGTCCGTCCGAAGCGATATAAACGTGTGCAAAGCCATTTTCAGGGTTGTGTGTAGGTAACCAACTATTATAGAAACTAGTGTTAGCACCATTTGACCCAGCGTCGTTGTGAATTACAACCCCAGTAGGGTTATAACCACGAACGCCAGCATTAGTTATATTCATTCTTTTTTATCCTCCGTTTGTTCTTCTTCAACTTCTGGAATATTAACTCCCTGTTTCTTAATAAGTTTAACTAAACCAGCGAACATAGGGCTGATACTTGCAATTAAGTAAATAAATTGTCCTACGAAGTATAGCAAGCCTACATTAATTACAGTTTTTGCAATATCAGAAGTAGAAGGTGTTTGAGTAAAGAAGAAGACAGCGTACAAGACCCATAAAGAGAATACTACCGTCAAGTCAATCACAAGTCTACGTTTAAAAGGTGGATTCATTGCTTCTCTATCTTTAACCCATGTAGCAAATAAAATCGCTAAAATTAAGATAGTTATTAAAATCATTTTCGTTACCATTATGTTTTGCTTTCTATTGTAAATATGTCCCTACGACACCGCCATAGTTACCTGAACCAGCAGAGTAACTCCATACGCTTATCGTACCGTTAGTATCTATTTGTAGTTCCATTGGTTTATTGTTGTTATTTGTGCGTTGTGTCGTCATTTCGAATTGAGTGTTATCGGTTGGTCTAAGTCCTTCTGGTAAATTGCCGACATTTTTAACCGAATTGGCTGTAAATGAGCCCCAATTACCAGAACCACGCAAACCGATAACTCCATTGACTTTTTTATATTGAAGTTTGGCACTAGTTACATTTTGCATTGAAATATCAGTCCATTCCTTAACATCTCCTATGACTGTCAAGTCTTCAATTTTAGCCGTTTTGGTTGATAATTCGTCTAATGTAGTTATTTGTTTTGGTATTTCAGAACTAATTACCCCTAGTCCGTCAGTTGTTCTGATATCAATCAAAACCTTTAGTACACCAGAACTATTATTTAAGTCGACATGGTTGCTATTATTTATAGTTTCAGCCGATAAACTTACAGGGTATGCTGTTTGCGTTAAGTCGATATTTGCATGAATATAGTTGACAGAATTAGCCTTTAAAGCTACCGTTTCATTTGATAGCTCAAAATATCTACCTCCAGCAATAATTGATGTATTAGTATATTGTACGTTTAGAGCCGTGTTTAACGGATTAGACCAGTCTTTTCGCCTGATTGTTCCGTAGTCCATTCCTGTCAACATCATGTAGAGTTTAGCGTCATTATTTGAACCGACTGGAAACTCTGTACTATTTGGACTAAAGAACGTAAAATTTTTAATTGTCATTTTTTACCTTTCTTGAAATTATCTTTGCTTTATCTAAAACTGGGTTATCAGTAATTGAAAGCTCTAATAATCTAAATTTTCTACCGCCATACGGATAACCTCCAATTGATACAAATTGACCGACTTCGTACAAGAGCGTAGTTTCAATTCTAAGCGAGTTTTTACTATTATAATATACTTTACCAGATAAAAGTTCTAAGTGGTCTTTACGTAGCTCTCTGTACCCTGTGAAGCTATCTATTCTATATTTATCGCCATAAGTAGCAACATACTCATATAACATTTGGTTTGTCTCCACTTTCTACAAAAATAAGTCTATCATTGAACTCTGTTTTAACTCTATCTGCTATATACCCAGAATATAGTTTACCGTCATACCATATATCTACCAAGTCATTAACATATAAAGGCAAAAGCTCATTTTGATTAAAGATTAACCTTGTGACGATTGTAGAGGGCGAAACTTCTGCTTTAATGGTTGAGATATCTGGAGGGTTTCCGTGGTCATCTCTATCATAAAATAATGTTTTAGCTGTTCTTACATCTGGCAAGTCTGTTCCGTCCCCGCCATAAGTGCTATAATCAATGACATCTCCATTATTTTTTGCTGTGTACATTTTAGGAGGGTCTGTATAGTCGTCTGTTGCCTTATTTTTAACGAATACAACAGCGAAATTATAAGCTGAACGTTCTACTATTGTTTCCGTGTCCATTGTCACGCTTTGCTTAATATCTACTCTTGTCGTGATTCTATTTCTGTTCCAGTTCCTAGAAGCAAAGTTAATGAATAACAAGTTTCTAGGGTCTGTTTCAGATGAAGAATGTTGAATGGTTGTAGTTGGTTGAAATTGAACCTTAGAGAATATTCTTTTAGCTACGTCATGAGCCGATGAAGTTTCTGCTTTTCGGTTGATTGTAGCCTTTCCCTCAAAGATAGTTGAATTAAAGAAATAACCATAGCTCATTAAATTATTTTTACTAGGGTCAATTAAATAATCAATGATAGCAAAATTTGTCGTTTTAGTTATTGCATTTGGAACATCAAGGCTTTCAATCATTGCCCAAAAATAGTTCTTTAATGTAGCTTTATTACTTTCATCTACATCTGTCACAAGGTAAACCATATCTAAGTTCAGCTTTTTCTTTTGACCGAGAGCTTCCTCAATTGGAACAACCTCAGGAAAAAGAATTTGAACAATATCGCCAACTTCTACCGAAACGGTCAATGTAGCTGATGAAGTGTAGAGGTAGCCTGTTTCCCACAGTTCATAGTTAATAACTTGACATCTTGCTTTTGGTATCGGTAGACCTCTTTTTTCTTTTTTACCATTAGGAAGGTTAAAATCAGATATATTATAATAGTTCGGATTAAAGTTATCATACACATTGGCTTCTAACATTAAACGAAGTCCGCCTTTCTCTTAATTTTAAACTCTGCCTTACTTAAATTGATTAGCTCCATTTGACCTTTTTCAATTATACGAGTTCTATATCGCTCAAAGTCCATTACAGGGAATAAATTTAGAGCAGTTGTCCCCTTCCAACCTTGATAAATTTCATCATTTACATCTGTATTGATTAAAATATAATTTTGTACCTGTTCCGTATTAAATACAATTGCGGTATATTCATTTCCGATATCGTCTAAAAATCTAACTCCAGTAGGTATTTTAGGAAGTTGCGGATACAATATCCCCATAAAACTAAATATTTCGTCTTTTATATCCCAGCGACTTAAACGGTCTATATTTGTTTCTCCATAATAAGTATATGCTTGATTTGCTATATAATTGTATCCGAAATATTCACTTATATCATTAGTTGTGACTTCGCTAGCTGAAGGCATGTATGGAGTAGCGGTTGAACCCTCTTCCCATTTATGTCCAGCAGTCCATATCGCTTGACCTGATGCTATTTCATAACGCACAATGACAATATCATTAGCTTTTAAATTTAAAGTAACGGTATCTCTCGTCCAATCGAACGAAGAAGTCCAAATTTTCCTTAAGCTATTATTTTCTACTCCATTAACAAACACAAATCTTATAATGCTTGTTCCAGCGCCTTTGACATAAGACGAAAAGGAATAAGAATTAGAAGTTTGAATTGTTAAACTTTTATAAGTGCCTTGAGCTCTTTCAGTTCTTTTCTTAACAATTAGCCCTTTATATGTTCCGTCAGTTATCCAACCACTTGCGTTTTCCCAAGAACTACTAAAATCTCTTGTTCCCTCTAATAAGTTCAAATTAGGCAAGTTTAAAGAAGGACTTGATTTTAGCCTATTGTAGTTTTGTAAAGCTGTTTCATTACCTTTATAACCACCGTAAATTTTAGACTTTCCAGCAATAACTTGACCATTTTGAATCATTTCAAAAGTTATGTTTTCGTAAGTATACCACTTTGTAATTATATCAAAAGTTATCTTTTCGCTGAAAGTTCCGTTCTTTCCGTAACCCTCTGTTTTTGTGACATCTGATAAAGCTAAATCAGCATACACTTGAAAAATCTCTGTTTGATATTCAAGTGTAACGAACTTTTGGTTAAGAATATCGTTTATAAAGTCTTTCATTAATTGATAATTTTCTTCTAAACTTTCGCCAAACGTTTCTAATTTGAACTCTATTTGTGGTTGAGTGATTGAGCGTGTTCCCATTACCCCAATACCATTACTTTGCCAAATATTATTAGTTGATTGTAACCCTAAATTAGAGGGCTGGTAAAATCTAACTTTTCCGTTTGTAACGTCCCAAACTTTGTCATCTGTTCCGTCTAAGTTGGTATGTATTTTATACTGTCTTACCATTAAGCCCTCCCTAGGTCAAATTCTCGTCTGATTGCTCGTGCTAAGTTAGAAACATCTTGACCAGCACCACCTTGTACGTTAAATGTGTTATATGTTCTGTTGTCGCTTGATACGCTGTTCGTACTTAAACCGTAACCGCTAGAAGATAAATTAACATCTGTTAAACCTACCACCATAGAACCTTTGAACAGTCCGCCAAGTTTTCCAGCGATACCATTAATTGCTCCTGATACTTTTTCAATCGTACCTGTGACGCCACCTAGAACGCTATCTATCGTGTTCTTAATTCCTCCGAATATCCCACTAAAGAAACTACCAAGCCCATTAAATACTCCTGTTATTGCGTTATAAGCATTTGAAGCGAAACCACCAAAAGCGCTGAACACTCCACTTACTGCACTTTTAGCACCGTTGAATACTCCACTAAAGAAACTGCCTACTCCGTTGAATACACCTGAAATTCTTGACCAAGCGTTTGAAGCAAAGCCACCAATGGCACTGAATACTCCACTTACGACACTACGAACAGAGTTAAATATTCCACTAAAGAAGCCTGAAACTGCACTCCATATTGACCTAACTGCTCCCCAAGCACTAGAAGCAAAACTTCCGATTGCGCTGAATACTGATGACACGACACTTCTCACAGCGTTAAATATTCCACCAAAGAAACCAGCTACTGCATTCCATACGCTAACCATTACATTCCAAGATGAACCAGCAAAGCTACCGATTGCATTAAATACTGTAGAAACTACTGAACTAACTGCGTCGAATATTCCACTAAAAAAGCCAGTTACTCCGCCCCATACAGATTGAATACCACCAATAACAGTTGTCCATAAATTGCTAAAGAATGTTGTTATTCCATTCCAGATATTTTGAATGCCTTGTACAATTCCGCTGAACCAATCAACTAAACCTTGCCAGATACCTTTTGCTCCGTCTACTGCTCCGTTCCATATATCAGCGAACCATTGACCAATACCGCTAAAGAATGAAACTATTCCGTCCCATGCACTCTTCAAGAAGTCTACAAAGCTCTGCCATGCTTTTTTGCCTGTTTCGGTTTGAGTGAAGAAGTAAACTAGACCAGCAATGGCTGCTCCAATAGCAGTTGCGATAGCTATATATGGATTTAAAGCCGCAACAGCATTATAAGCCGTTTGAATTATAATTCCTGATTTAATTATAGTATTTAAAGCTTTGAATGCACTTATGGCTATAGATATCCCTTTACCAATTTTAAAGCCAGCAAAAGCACCAGAAAGAACTACTAAAGCTACTTTCATAGTATCCATTGCTTCCTTGCTTTTACTAATTTTACCAATGAAGTCAGCAATTTTTTTCGTGATATTAGCGAACTTATTAGCAAGTGAAGATATTGTATTTGCTACATTTTCAACAGAAGTCGAATTTTTTACGGTAGAATCATCAATTCCAGCAAAAGATTTTATAAGGTTACCAATAATATCAATTACCGAACCAAATGCACTTTTTAGGTTATCCCATATAGCGGAAAATTGAGTTATCGCACCATTTTGTTGTAACTGTTTGAACAAGTCTTGGAAATACTTAACTACATTTGACACAGCTTTGCCAGCACTTTCGCCCCAACCTGCCATTTTATCAATCAAAGCACTAATAACAGGAGTTAAAGCGTCCAAAGTAGGAAGTAAAGCAAGCGACAATGTTTCGTTAAAACTATCCCAAGCGTCACCGATAGTCGTTACAGCACCACCACCAGCACCACCAAGTTGTTGCATTGCCTTATCTAGCATTTCGACAGATACTGCACCATTTTCACTAGCTTCCGCAAACGATCCATACTGTTTTAAAGCTGGGTTCATTTCCATAACAGTTGATTTAAGAGCTGAACCAAGTGCTGTATTATTATCTGTCAACTGATTAATATTTTCAGCCGTAACTTTACCAGCTGCCGACATCTGACCATAAGCCTGAACGACACCTTTTAGGTTTTCTCCAGTACCACCAAATGCTTGGTTAGCTTTTACTAATGCTTCTGTCTTACCAACAGCTGACTTAGCAGTATCCCCTAAACCAATGAACGTTGTTGAAAGTTTTAAAGTATCTTCGGTATTTGCGTTGGTATCTTTTGCAAGTGTTTGCATAGATTTGCTTACATAATCAAAGTCTGCACCATTGCCTTTAAACTTCATTGTATTTTGCAATGAAATCATGGCTTTCTGAGTATCCATTGCGTCAGATACCCAACCTTTTAAGCCATTGCCAACAGCACTAACAGCACTTGCACCAATTTGTCTAAATACACCTACAGCAATTTCTCTAAGACCGCTAAAGCGTGACTTCATGCCATCAATTCCGCTATTAACACCTTTAGTGTCCATTTTAGCGTCAATATCCCAAGAGCCTGATTTAATAGCGCCCTCTACTTGCTTTATTTCGCCCTCTAGCCTATTAGCTTGTGTTTCGGCTGTACCTAAATCTCTGGTAAGTTGTAGCCATTTCTTTTGACCTGCTGACGTACCTTTGTCAACCGTAGAAAGTTCTTCTTTTAATTTTATTGCTTTGTCACGTGATAAGCCCAACTGCGTTTGTAAATTCTTTTGCAATTGCGCCATTTTATCGGTATTTGTTGGGTCAAGTTTTAGAGCGTCTCTTAAGTTTTTAGCTTCGCCCCTAAGTCCTGACATAGCGGTATTAACGCCTTTAAGTGAGTTCTCGAACTTCGTGACATTGCCATATATCTCGACCTCAAACTTTGCATTACTTGCCATTACATACCCTTTCTTTTACGCCTTTTCTCTTTTTCCTTTTCTTCTCTTTTCTTTTCAGCAATAAGCTCAATTACTTTATAAACAAGCTCCATTTCCATTTCTAAAAATTGTGTTATATCAATTTCACTATTACCTAAAAAAGTTAAAAGTTCTAAAGTTTTATTTTCCTTTACAGTATCTTTCTTTTTCTTAATTAATGAACTAGAAGAAAAGAAGACTGTATCGTCTTCCGTTTCCTCTTTTTCTTGAATAAAAACAGTTTTACAGAAGATATTGATTAACTCGTTAGTTGTAGGAAGCTCTGTTTTGTCGTCTAATGCATTTTGCAGTCCTCCGTTACAATCTACCCAAAGTATTAATAACTTGTCTGTAAAGCTCTCCATTTGCTCTGTAAAGTCATCAGGAATATATCCAGCGACAAAAGAATTTTGTAAGTCTGCAAAGTCTTTTAAATCTGTAATAAAGTCTGAACCAGTAAGCTCTAAGTATCTAATTGCATGTTTTAAAATCATTTACAGCCCTCTCAGCTCATTAAATTTCTTTCTGCCATAATTCAACGAGTTCTTTAAGCCCTTTGCCGTCAGTATCGAACTCAAAGCTAGTACGGAAATCAGAGAAGTCACTTTTAGCTTTTACAATGTTATCTTGAAAAAGTGCCAAGTATAACCCATATTGAACAAATTCCATTACATCAGTAATTTCTCCGTCTTCTTTTTTAAGCTCTGTATCCATTGCTTTCTGTTGTTGAAAAAGGTCTTTACCTGTAATCATTTTAAATTTACGTGCTGTACTTAATTGTTTTGCCATTTTATTTTATATTCCTTTACTTATTCTATTTTTTTCCAATTATATTTTACTGGGTTTGTACTTTGCCCGTCGACAATCTTCCCAGTATAATTTCCAATGTAGCTTGGGTAATCTCTTTTAATAACTTCGCTAGATGAAGGCATGTAAGGAGTGGCGGTTGAGCCTTCTTCCCACTTATGCCCAGCCGTCCATAAAATTGAATCTGTTCCAGAACCAGTTATTTCATATTTGACATGAACCTTATCTTTGGCTTTCAAAGTTACAGTTAAGGAATCTCTCAACCAATCAATATTATTTCCTATCAACTTATTAGGGATGATATTATTAATACTTAAATCATTTACATAAGCATATCTAAATGCATTTGCATTATCTCCTGAAGTTTTAACATAAGCTGAAAAGGTATAATTTCCGTCTTTAGGTGCTGTAAACACTTTATATATACCTAACCATTTATTAGTTCGTTGTTTATCAATAATCCCTTTATATGTTCCATCAGTTACCCAACCACTTGAATTTACCCAATCTCCACTAAAATCTGTAGTGCCGTCCAATAAATTCAAATTTGGATAAACAGTCGTGAATCTATCTGTTCCGTCTGCGCTATATGCCCAAGCTGTGTAGTCTGCCTCGTCAGGCGCCTTAGGGATGGTCAGTTACTGAAACACCTGCGGTAACATCCGCATAACCGTCAGCAGAGAATGTTACGATATAGACACCCGGTGCAAGTTGACCGTTTGTTGCGACTTGTCCTTGTGCATTTCTAATTACTGATGTTACTTTTACAGTTCCGCCCTTAGAATCTTTCAAAGTAGCTGGTACTACGATTGTTCCATCATTACGTCCACGCGTAGCTGTAGTTACATTAGGAATAACAGGAGCTACTAATGTAATAGCACCAGCCAGAACTGTGTCGGGTTGCATAATGAACAAACCACTTTCCATTTTAGTGGCAAAGTCTTTTGCTTGATCTCCCCAAATTTCGTATTCAATAGCAGGAACTTTTTTACCGCCATTCATATAAATATCTGAATCAGTTGCTTGTACTGCTAAAGTCCATTGAATTGGGTCTACACCGTCTACTGAATCTGTTTCTGATTCTTTTGTCGCTTCCGCTGTAGGTGTCAAACTTGGATAAACTACTACACGCCAGCCGTCAACAAATGCCCCTGTAGTTTTATCACGTTTGCGTCCTTTGATAAGGTATTGAACGCACTTAGTTTTCCAGTTACCTGTAGGAGACCAACCCAATCCATTCGGTGTTTTTTGTTGTCCTAAAATATCCTCTTTAAGTGCTTGGTCTGTTTGAATAAATACCATTTCTCCTTGAAGTAAGGTAGCACCTTTTTTAACACCGTGGTCTGGTACATCGTCTGCTGGAAAGTTAGCTGTTTCCGCTTGGTCTTCCATTGCGCCGACTGATACCAAACCAGTTACAATTTTAATGTTAGTAAATTCTGGGCTTCCGTCTGTACCCTTAGCCATATCAGCAACGATAAGTGCTTCATTACCCCAGAAAATCTCACGTGAATTATAATCTAATTTCATTTTTTCTCTTTTCTTTTTTTATATTTTTATGCAGTGTGCTTCCAATAATATATTATTGTTAATCTATCTACTCATTGCCAAATTAATGACTGTCTCGTTTTCATCTACCGCACAGTAGGTGTCAACGATTCATTATGTTAAACTTCAGCAGTCCATACAAATTTCACATTATTTGCCCCTGAAACTGGAGCGTTAGGAAAACTAACATGAATGTTAGTGGCGTCTACTGTCACATATGATTCACCTTTGGCATCTGTTGAATTTGGAGTTACACTAAATTTTGTCGGAGTTGAAACTAATCCATGCGCGATGGAGAAATATGTGAGTGAACCAGTACCATTAAAGGCAATGAGTCCGCCATTCTCTGTTACATGTCCGATATTCTTTGAACGTTTACTATTTGAACCATTGTTAGCTCCCCAATTGAGAGTACTAACGGCATTACCCCTTAGATTATTCCCCTCAATAACGCTATAATCTGTATAATCAATCTCCATACCTACTCGTTGTTTTGTCGCCCTTGCCGAATCATCATAACAACGATTTCCACGTATTATTGCATCTGTTGTCAAATTTGTTGAAGTACCTGTTATAAGGATACCTGTTTTAAATCCGGCTTGAAGCTTATCGTTGTTGAATGACGAATTATTTATAAGATGCAATCCTACTATTCCCTTCAAATACATTCCATGAGTGCCATTCGCATAGGAATCAACATCTATAATTTTTATGTCCTTTAATTTGTAGCCGTTGTTATCTGGAGAACCCATATTAATACCATCGTACCCGTTATCATGAATTTTAGCATTTATAATTGAAAGACTTCTCCCTCCATGTATTGCAGCAATTCCACTTTTATTATTGTTGTGAAAACTACCACCATTGACAGTGATGTTGAAAAGGTCAGTTTCACCAGATCCATATAAATTAAGACCATGATAACCGTCTTGTTCCGTTACTCCACCGTTACCATAGGCGATACAGTTCGAATAATGAATATCATTTGCACCAGCTACGTTAAACCCACTAGCCCCATTATTATAAGAAATACAATTCACATAAACAATGTCGGTACAACGATCAACGGTCACACCATCTGTTTCTGAATGACTGTCGAAACCTTGAACCGCATTACCAAATGAGATACAATTTGAAACCGTATTTCTATGACCACCCTTAAATTGATGACCGTCCCTGCCACTTAATAAAGAAGCTCTATTTCCGTTTAAGGTGTCTGCTTCATATGGTCTGCTATTCCTAAATACGCAGTTTTCAAAAGTTGAATCGTTCACCCAAAACGCATAAACACCATATTTGCCATTGTAAAACTCTGAATCTTTTACAGTATAAAAACTACCCTTATTTAATAATAAAGGCGCACCCATACTACTATGAGCGACAATGTTCTTGATGGTTATATTTTTACATTTGTCAAATACAAGAACATCTTTATCTGCTGCATTATTAGCTAAATTCCCGTCAAACTGAATATCTTCGATAGTTATTCCAGTGTTTCCGTTTGTTGCGTCTGCATTTTTTAGCAACTGTGTTCCTGCGTTCGCTTTAAGTTTAAGAATCGTTTTTTCTTTAGAAGCACCTTTGATTGTTATGTTTGACGGAATAGTTACTAATCTTGAAATATATGTTCCATTAGGGAAATATATAGTACCACCATTTGTTAATGAATTAATAGCGTTTTGAATAGCTAATGTATCATCCGTAACCTCATCACCTTTAGCGCCATATAACTTTACGTTCGTCACTATATCCGCCAACTGCGCGGTAGTTTCTGCATCTTTATCGTCCATTTTATTCAATCGAACGTTTAGCGTTGGAGCTGTTCCCCTCGCAGTTGTAATTTCAACACCTTGACTAGTAATAGCGGTTTTAAGATTATCTAAGTCAGTTTTATTGGCTTTAAGCTCAATATTGCTCATATTTGAATCAGTTTGAGCATGTAAATCATTTAACTCACTACGCATTACTTGTGGCATATTTTCCAATAATAATTTAGTGAAATCATCAATTTTATTATTTACTTCTTGAGCTAAATCCGTAACCGTAGAATTATCTGATATGAATGTTAGAAACTTGCTTACGATAACTTGCTCTAAACTTTCATTTAAAAGAATCAAGTTTGCTTCGATAACTCCAGTTGTTGTCATTTCGGTAGGAATTACCAAAATAAACTCCCCTTTAGTTAAATCTTTAGGAGAAATCATAACAAAGCCAGAATTACTATTATTAGTATATTGATATGTAAGTTTTAGCAAATGACCTGTTAAATCAAGTTCAACTCCATTATCAACTATTTTAATCAATAATGTTCTTGCATTGACATCGCCTTGCATTATTTGAATTGGTTGAGGGAAATCTTTATTTACCGTATCCCATATAATCGTTCTATTTCTAAAATTGTCTAAACTCATTAAAAAATACCATTATTGTTAATTTCAATCAAATGTAATTAAGCTCACTTTCTACTTTTATAATTTCATTGAATTAGCATAATTAGAGCCTTTCTTCAATGTTGTTTTGACATCTTGCATACCTTTTTTATTTCTCAAAAAGTACATACCATGATAACCGCTAGTATAATTAGCTCTAGTGCCTGCGTCAATGACTATTTTATCGCCTTTTTTAACTTGCTTTAAGTTTCTTGACAATTGACCAGTATTTTGATATCTAGCATAAGTATAGGTGTGACCATGGCTTCTGATTAATCTAGTCCTTCGGCTTGCGCTATTTGCTTTAGCTTTAAACTCTGCCTCAAACCAATCGCCCATGCGTTCCGTGACTTTCGATTGCATTTCTTTAGCTATGCTTGTTGTATCAATTGAATTTACTGCCATGCTTGACCACCTGCACCACAAGGCAAATAAACAGTACCAGTATAATTGTATAAATGGCTGTTTTCAGACCAGTTTGTCATATTCCAACCGTTTTGCAAAACATCTCCGACCAGTCCGACAAGTTCATCGTCAACATCTTTAACAGATAAAACAACTTGATAATAGTATCCCATGACAAAGCTCGTATTATCCATTTTAATGACCTTTGAGCTACTAAGTGATAAATATACCGTCTTATCTTCTATCGTGTCCTTAACGCCTAAAATAACGTCATTTAAAGGCATTGTAAGTAAATTGTTGTACCAATCTATATAAGAATCAAATTCCATTACTTACCACTCCCTCTAAAATCATCTTATTATTTTTAGGGTTCCTTTCCCATGTTGTCCGCTTGAAAGTTTCGCCTTTTTCATTCAAGAAATAGTTGAAAATCAAATCTTCCATTTCTCCGATTCCGTTAAGCTCATATCTTACATTTTTACCTAGCCCAATCATTGAAAACTCATCAAGTCTCGACTGACTAATCCTCTGCTTAACCGCTGGCAAAGTAATATTAGTTATGCCATTTTTTTCGGCTCCGTTTGGTTTTTTAACGGTCGTCTCAACTTGTAACGTAACTTGTGAAAGTATCATTAAATACCTCCATAATACATTAATTCTTGCAAAGAAGCTAAACGTTTCATTTCTGCATTTCGCCATTGTTCCGCTGGTTCATCGACAATATGAAGCCGACAATAACAAGAAATAAAGTCTTTTACCAATACACTTGTTTCATCGGCTATAATGCCGTTTTTTTCTAGCAACTTTATAGCAATTGAACGGAATAAGATAAGTTTACTATCATAAGCTGTTACTGAAATCGGAATACCACAATAGATCTTGATATAATCTATCATTTATTCCCTCCATTTTATCCAGCTGTTACTGTAATAACTGCACCAGCTTTAAGAGTTTCAGTATGTCCACTAGAAAGTGTTTCTACCAAAATCTTATTGCTGTTAGTTTGCCATTCGAATGCGTCAACTTTTGTAAGGTCTTGCATATCAATATGATATTTTTGGTCTACCAATACGATAGGACTAAGAGCTTTTGAACCTGTATAGACAATAATTTCATCTACTCCGACTTCTGTAGCAATTTCAGTATCATCATTTTTAATACGAACGTGTGCGTTAGCAGGTAATCCACGCAATTCGTCTAACAATGTTTTGCGTTGTGTAGCTGTAACAATCAAATAACGACGTCCAGCAGTAGTGCGAACAAAGTCTACAGCTTCTTCAATAGCGTCCGCAAGTGGTGCTGTTCCTGTAGCAGGTGCTTCTGTAGTGATTTTTTTGATTTTTTTAGTGTCTGTTTCAAGCATTACTGACTTAAAGCCATTTGTTCCATCTCCCTCGACAAGAGCAAGGTCAACAATTTTATTTACAATAGCTTGTGTAAGTTCTGCCACGATTAAATTGTAAAGTTCTGAATATGACATTTGAAGACGTTTAACACGTTCAGCAATTGATTGCAATTTATAAACCATTACAGGCTCAAGAGCATCAATAGTGAGTGTTGCTGACTGTTCTACTTTTTGTTCGCCATCTTTATGGACTTTAGCTTCATCAGATGAATCAAATGAGCGTGAAACAAGTAAAGCACCTACATTTGTCACATGGAAAACTTTGAATACTGGGTTAGTATCTAACAAAGCTGTATTAATTGATTCAACCAATTTACGAGGAAGTTCAAAAGTTGTATCCGTGATAGCTACACCATTTTCAGCAAGTTTTGCTTCCCAAGCATTTTTAATTTCTTCTTTTCCAGAGTTCTTTTTCAATACATCAAAAAATTCTGTTACAGCGTTTTGTGATTCAATAAAGTTTGTCATTTTAGCTTTTCCTTTTGGTTTTTCTTCCTGTGCGTTAAGTTCGTTTTCGATTTTGATAATTTCAATTGAGTTTTCTGAAATTGTTTTTTCTAATTCTTGTACTTTTGGCAAGTCTTCGATTGCGTTTTTCACTTCAAAACCATTGATTTGAGATTTTAAAGAGATATTATTTTCTTTAAGTTCTGCCAAGCGGTTTTGTTTTTCAATTAAATCTGGTTTATTCATATTTTTTCTTAATATCCTCAATTTCTTTCAAAGCGTTTCGGCTTTCAATAATTTTGTTACGTTCTTCTGTGAGTTCTTCGCCTAATCCATTTTTAATAAATTTAGCATTAGGGTCAGCTGGTACTGAAACAAGAGAAATTTCTTTAAACTGTGCTTTATTTACGACTAGAGCGTCATTTTCACTAAACTCATAATCTGTAATATAATAAGCAATTGATAGCGAATCGAAAGCTCCATTTTCTACAGCTTTGTTAATGTTCGGAGCATTGTCGTAAAGAGTAAAGTCAGTTAAGTATTTATTAGTAGCTAAATCATAATAGACCTTAGCGTCTCCAATAACTTCACTTGATCCTGAACCATGTTCGTATAACAATGGATAACGTTCTCGATCAAACTCGATACAGTTAGGTGTCAAGATAATCCCATTAAGATTTTCTACCCCAACTTCTGACCCAATGCCTTGGAATGACTTCGAGCCGTCCTCGTTTTCAGTTACTTTAATTTCAGCACTATTGGTTATTAGTTTCATCTGTGCTTGTGGTATCCTTTCTACTGCCTTGTAAATCACTTAGATTTTTAACAGCAACTGCATTAAGGTTAGCTATGTAAACATCTCCACCCTCGATAGGTTGCTCGCCCATTTTAACAAGAAGTTGATTCTGTGTAAAAATAGGACCATTAATATTTTCGTGATACAAGTCAATTAATTCTTTCAAAGTTGCAAACTTGAACAGCTGGTTATCTACAATTATGCGTTCATAATATAAATTACCTTTAACTACTCGTCTGCGATTAGTTGAAATCAGTTTATAAGTCAGTTCCTTTTCAAGTTGAATTAGTAAAGGAATGATAGTGGAATTATAAAAATAAATTTGCTGTTCTTGTGTTGCTGTACCAAGCAAAATATTTTCATTCATAAAGTAACCTGTCAAAAGTTCCGATTTAATAAGGTCAATTTCATCTTTGTTTAATACTGAATAATCTTTTTTAAGTTCAACAATTTCTGTCTTATTGTCAACTGGTGTTAAACCGTTGTAATTCGAACCCTCTTGCATGTTTTTTATTGTTGCTAGAGCTTTTTCTCGATATTCTTGCGTATTATCAATATCAAGAAAGGCGTTAATCTTCAATAAGCCACGCAGTTTACCTTGTTCTAGTTTAGTTTGAATACTAGCTAGAGCATTATCTAAAATACTTGTATCTTCATTGATATAAAAAGGACTGGTAAGCCTTACTAATTCTTCAGGTTTATACTCTTTTTTATTATCAGCAAAAAGTAAATCTAATAACTCACCTGTTTCGCTATCAAATATAGGGTACAGGTCAATATATCTAGTTGTAAGCAACTTTTTAATAACTTTCTGCCAGAACTCCATGCTATTGCGTTCGCCCTTAGAACTCCAGTTTAGAACTTCGTCTAAGTCAGAGCCTGACATACTAATCAAAGTATCAGAACCGACATCAGATTTTTTATATTTAACATGGTTAAATTCTACTTTTGTTATTTCATTAGCAATTTTATTGTGAATGTTAGTCACAAATGCACTTGTATATTCTACCGCTTCATTTTGCCATGCTGTAACTCTTTGAGTATCATTGTTTAGCTTTCCACGTGAAAATGATACTACTTTTCCAAATAAGTTCAATTTCTCCCCTTTCTACCATAAGCTCACGCCTTTCCCTCGTTTATACTCGCCTGTTTTCTTGTTATGGCAAGACTTACAAAGGAGTTGTAGGTTATCAGGGTTCAGCGCTATTTTCCAATCATCAAGATTTTCCCAAGTTAGTTCTATAATATGGTCTACTTCGTATTTTTTAGCACCGAATGCGCCACATCTTACGCAAGTCATTTTGTCACGTTGTCTGACATAATCACGAACAGCTAACCATTCTTTTTTATTGTACCAGCCACTTTCTCGGACTGTGTCAACGTTATACTTCATCTGACACCGCCATTTCTAAAGCCATTGTCAAGGCAACAGTAGGGTCAATTTTATCTTTTTCAAGTTTTTTAGTATACATATAGTCCCCACTTTGTCCGATTTTAACAGCAGTATTATTTAAAGCCCATTGCATGACTTTTTGATTATGGATAAGTTTATTTTCAACTAACTTAGATTTTAATAGCTTAATATAGTCATTCATTGAGAAACCTTGTCGAATTGCTCTTTGGTTATCTCCGTCTTTATCAAAGAAATAACGCTCAATCAATCCTTTTAAGATTTCATAGCGTGCTGGGTCATAACCGACTTTTCTAAGTCTGCACCCTGTCTTACTTCTAAAGTCATTAATATACGGTATTAAGTCATTGACATTGATATATTCCGTATCAAGTAAGATTAGTTCGCCTCTGTCAATGAATTCAGTCCATAACTCTTGTTGTTCTGTGTCTAGTTGCTCATATTGCGACCGTACAGAGAAAGTTATCGTATGACTGTAAGTTTTACCCTCTAACTCACAAACGAACGACACAGCGGTTAAATCGCCAATTAAGGATAGGTCAATTCCGACATAAGTTCTATTCTTATTAAATACAGATAAATTGAATTCTGTTAGTTTAGTATCTTGCGGAGTGAAGTAGTAAGCTGTATCCTGCATAGGCAAGCCCATGTTAAACGCTAAGAACTTATTTTGTAACGCTGGGTCGCCTTGTGCAAGTTCGTACTCCTCAATAACTCCTGACCACTTAGGAACACTGCCAATAAGTGGTAGTGCCATAGTCCAATTCTTCTTATCTTTGACCTGCTCATGATTTTCTAGCATGTAAAGCAAGCCGAATGACCTATCATTGTAAAATTCTTCTTCTGATTTGAATCGTTCAACAAGTTTATCATAAAGCCCATCTCGTTTAAGTCCGCCTGAAGTGATGTAAATACTTTGCCAGTTATCTTGTTTTTGTCGTGACCCTTTATTAACTGATTCTGTTATATCTTCGCCATAAGTATGAACTTCATCAAATATATTAAGCGAACTATTACCACCTTGAGCCCTTAAAGTATCATTTGTTTGCTTTTTGAATGTCGTTTTAAAAGAAGTGAATTCTAGCCCTTGTTTTGTACTCTTGAAAATCTTGTTTTCATTGTATACTCTTAATGTATCACTTGCTTCCGTTTGATTCCTAACTTGGTCAAATACGTGTCTAGCCTGTGTGTTATCGTATGCAATAACTAGACTTTCTCCACCATATTGTCCGCCTAAAATCATCCAGTTTAGCACGCGTGTAGCCATTAAACTAGACTTACCAGAGCCACGCCCTAAATTAAGGAAAATTTCATTAACTAGATTTACCTGAATGCCTTTTTCATCAATCATATCATAACCAAGCATTAACTCATACCACCATTTTTGAACAGGGTGTAGCTTGATTTTCATTAGGTTACCAGTAGTTAGATAAAAGTTGTCTTCAATCCATTCAATAGCTTGCGTAACACGGTCATAGCGATAAATATATTTGTTATGAATGCGTATTTGCTTCTGAATAGTCTTACGAATGTACTTGTTAATAATAATGCCGTTTTCTTTGTTGTATTCCAACATTTTATTTAAATAATACATTCATTACCTTTCTATTCAAATACTGATTTCAAATATTCATCTGAATATGGACACCAATCTTCGTTATCAGTCATTTCTTTTTTAAGTTGTTCCCAGTTTGAAAACTTACCAATAATTAAATCGTTGTCTCCGCACGTGTCACAATAATCTTCAATTTCTTCTAATTCTTCTTCTGGAGTATCTTCTGGCATTAGATGAAGTCCTCCGTCTAAATGGTCTTCAATTATCCAATATTGTTTCATTAAAATCCCTCCGGAGCTTTAATTTCTGGCGTTTCATAATTACTCAACTTATAGTCATCAAGTTCTTCAATTTTAGCTTTAAGGTCATGAGAGCTTGATTCTTCTTGTTGTAATCTCCGCCACTCTGTAGGGTTATAAAGTTCAGGGTTTCCAGCTTTTGCTACCATCATGGCTACCAAGCTATCTTTGTCAAGTTCTTTTTCTTTAACCTTCACTTTTTCAACGTTTCCGTCAGCGTCATATATTGTTTCTGTTTCCTTTAGCGTTCTGACCGTCAATTTGCTCGCTAAGGCACTTTCAGCTAGTTCTAATAGATTTCCCCTAGCAATAGTTTTAGCTTCGTCATACGCCTTTATATTGTCATCTCGCCACTTTCTAAAAGTTTTAGCCGAACAATGCAAACTGGTGTAGATTTCTCTGTCATTGCAACCTGATTCAATTTTATCAATGATTTGACTAAATAGCGGTTCTTCATACATCTTAGGTAAAATTGTGGGTCTGCCACCGTTTTGTGTTTGCATATTGTCCTTTCTTATATTTCAAAACTTTCTATAAACTCATTTAGAGGAAAAGCACAAGCATAATCAACATCATCTTTATATGGACTGTCATTATATGTTATCCAAATAACTGGGTCTTTACTGTTCCAATGAATACCACAATAAACATAATAATAATATCTACCATTTGTATATCTTTCATTATTTTTACCGATATATTTGAATAGCATGTTTACCTTTCTTTTAAATGTGGTTATATCGTTTAAAGCCTATATTCTCGTTTATAAGAACAGCAATAACTTTTGCTTATAAGTTTACCCACTTAGGGAACTCTGCTCTCACAAGCCAAAATATGAGCATATAGCCCTATAATTTCCTTTTGCTTTGAGATTATTAAGATTTAGCAAGATTGTACTAGATTAAAATAGATTAAAATAGCTAAAACTTTCCTTTTTGATTTTTTGGGGGATTTATACGGCTGTCTCTTATACACATCTGACGCTGCCGACGAC